GCCGGGTCGATGAACCGGTGGGAGATTCTGATACCCTTCCAACCTGGGAGCTTGCTGAGAAACTTGTTGTCGAAGCCGCCGAAATTCTTCCCGGCTACGTTCAACTTGCTATCCGGTGGATAGCCTTGCTCAGCAACCCACTTGGCGAACTTGGGAGCTAGTTCCGCAGCGTGAACGTACAGAAATGGCTTTTCTAGAGAGGAGATACGCTTGAATATCCCAGCGTGCATCCCCAAGGCATATGGCTCGCCGACGTAGAGGTTGTGTATAACGTAGGCGTGGTATCTGGGTAGTACCGCTAGCGGCTTGAGATCATTCAGGTCATCCAGTACAGCCCCGAACTCAATGATCTGACAGGTAGATTCGTCTAGTCCGGTGGTCTCGATATCTATAGAAATGTACTTCATAGCTTCTCTCCTGACGGGAGTGTAGAAAGAAGCTAACAAAAAAGCACAGGCTTGGCAAGAGCCAAGCCTGTGCTTGCGAGTCGGCAGGAGTGGTGGTTACTCCTCGCCTTCTTTCTTCTTCTCGCCGTCCTCTTCTTCCTCTTCGGGCGGCGGTTCCTTCCCCTGTTGAACAGCGAACAGTTGATTGAGCATCTTGCCCAATTCCTTGTTCCACTTGTTGCTCTGCGTCTTGTACTCGCTGTCCAGCTTCTTCTTCCGCTGGGCGAGGTCGATGGCCTTCTTCAGTTGCTCTTCGAGCTTACCCTGGAGCGTCTTGTCCCGCTCCTCGGTGATCTTTTCGAGAGCCTTCTGTAGAACGCTCTTGGTCGGGCTTTCCTTGGTCGGGTCGAAGCCCAGAAGGTCAGTCAACTTGGCGAAGTTGTCCGGCCCGCCCTGCTTGCCGCCGCCGCCCTGCCCTGGCTGCTGTGTGCCGTTGCTCATAGCGATCAATCTCCGTACTGAGGTTAAGGGTATGGTTACGCCGCCGCTTCCACGAGGATGTTGGTGATGTTGTTCAACACCACGTCGGCCTCTTGGTTGATCTCTTTCGCCTTTTTGACATGCATCTCGAAGATGGTCATCTCCCGACCAAGCTGGTCGAGGCCCTGACCGATGGCGGCAATGTCATCGTCGCCGCTAGATGCATTCGCATAGTCTACCCACTTTTGTAGCCGGTCCCTGGTCATCGTGCCCTCCTTTCCTAGATCGAGAATGCCGAAGTGGTGTCGAGAAAACACGACTTCCGGTTCGAGGATACCGGCGTCGTACCACCAGAGTTTGTTACACAATCGGTCGGTGATAACCTTGGTAAGATTGTGTTCCAGGTTGTCCGAGAAGGACAACCCATACCCGGTCGTGGCGGTACGACCGTAACGCAAAGTGGAAATCTCACGACGAAGTGACGTGATGAACTGACCGATGCGTTCGTTTCGGTCTAGTTTGAGATGTTCGAGGTTCGTAAGCGAGCGAATGTGAATTGTCGCATTGCGGATCGCCTCGCTCATCCGCACGTCGAAGTCCATGTCAGCCTCCTTTGCGTAAATGTCCCGTTCGACGCCTGAAAACCATGAGTCGTGGTTGTATTCCCGAAGCTCGGCCACATACTCCTCAACATAGTTGAGGAGTTTCGCCTTTTCTTCGTGGGGGAGACTGCCAGTGGGCCGGAAGACTTTGACAATACTATTTCGGAAGTCGGTTACTTGAGATTCTCTGATACCAGCTTCCGACTCTAACGAACGCATGAGGCGTTCGTCAGGATTCGGCAGGCCGTTGCCGTACCCATTGTGATGTTTCCACCAGAGTAGTAGTTCGTCTACATACTCGTCGGTGATACGGCCCGCCGAATCCATAACTGGTCCGCCTTCCCAGATCATTTCCTCTATCTGGAGTTCTTCCCACAAGTCGTCCATGAGTCTAACCTGAACCGGGAACCTGTCAATATCAGACAGCAACCGGGATTTTGATCTTCGGCTGTGGCTTGTACCCGACAAGCTGGAAGCTGTCAAGGTTGTAACTGTAGATATCAGCAGCCTTCTCGATGAAGAGTTTTGGAGAATCTGGTTTTGGCCTTTTCAAATACTCCTCGACGGCCTGCATCTGGTTCAGGTAGATGTGGCTGTCCACGGTCGAGTGTACGAACTCGAATGGCGTGTAGCCGGTCTGCTGAGCCAGCAGCATGGTCAGAGCCGAGTAGAAGGCGATGTTGAAAGGCACGCCGATGGGGAAGTCGCACGAACGCTGGGTGAGCATACCACTCAGGTTTCCTTTATCCGGGTCGATGAAGACCTGATAGGTGTAGTGGCATGGCGGCAGTCTCATTTTGTCGGTTTGCAGAGGATTCCAGAGCGAGAACAGAATGCGTCGGCAGTCAGGAGCGGTCTTGATGCGGTTGACCATCCAATCTAGCTGGTCGAAGCCGCCTCGCCCGTAGTTACTGCCCAGGTCTGTTTCCTCATCCCAGACGGCACCCCCGGAATTGCACTCCATCGTCTCCCACACCGTCTTGTCTTGGGTGCCAACCTTGCCGCCGATGCCGTTACCATACTCGCCGTTGAAATGACGAAGTTGGAAACCATACACCGGGCCGAACGCACCCTCGGCATACCCATGCTTCTTCTCGAACTCCGCATCTACCCAAGGAGTCCAGATGTTGGTCCCTAGCTGTTGCAAATCCTTGTTGTTGGTGCTGCCACTAAGGAACCAGAGCAGTTCGGCGAAGACGGCCTTGTGGGGAATCTCACGTCCGGTGAGCAGAGGAAAGCCTTGTTGGAGATTGTAGCGGGATTGTATACCGAAGACGGCAATAGTGCCGACTCCGGTGCGGTTGGTCTTCTTGACACCAGTTTCAAGAATCTGGTGTAGAGCGTCGTCGTATGGCTTCAACGTGTACATTAACTAGGCTCCTGTAGGAGATTTGAGGTTCGAGCCTAGATTCTACATCAATGTACAAAAAAAGAAAAGCCCGGCTTTCGCCGGGCTTTCGCCGGGCTTTCAAGACACTCTTCTGGGAATCGAACCCAGCTATGCCATTAGAGTGGTGTGAGAATTCTTTGTGACCCTAGTCTTTCAAAATTTGCCCAATTGGGCCTGTGTAGTCTTCAGATCACGGTCGGCTTCTCAAACCGCTGGCATTGGTGTGCCAAGTGACATAAATTAAGTAATAAAAATCTAGCACGTACTCAAGCAAGTGTCAAACATCATTTTTCTATCTATACTTCAAATCTAGTTTTCAAGTCTACCGCAGTCACACGTTGCTTGTATACACTGTCAATCTATCATATAGTAGTAGGCGGGTCAACAGTTTTGCTAGAATTTATTTTGCAAGTACAGGAATTATCGCCAATCTTTCCTAGACCCATGTTCTTGTTTCCGGCTACGGTGGGAACTTCTGGCTCTACCTTGTAGGTAGTCTGGGTCTCCTTTGGGAGTTCCTCCCAAAGATTCTTGTAGACTGCCGACTTGTACCTCCATGTGATTTCGACGGTCAGTTCATCGCTCGATGAGTAGTCTAGCTCGCCGAAATTGATCGACATCGGCCAACATTCGGTAAGGGTCCACTCCTCTATCGGCTTCATGGCACTGCAACTTAGAGCCATGCCCCAGGTACTCTTGCCGCAATTAGGGCAACTGTAGTCTGGGACCAGCAGACGTAGCTTGATCGTCCCGGCTTTGGACACATCAATCGGGTCTCCTGGTTTGTAGTTGGGGTCAGCGAAGTCATAGACGCTAGCGATGATCTTGTAGAGATCAATCATCTCGTCTTGCTGCACATCGAAATAGGTCGTGGTGAGTTGCTCCCACTCTTGCTTGCCTGGAATCCAGGCTTTGGCGTCGAGGAAGTTCTTCTCGACCTCTTCGATGTTCAAATTCGGGCGTGCATTTACCTTGACGTAGATCGGCTTGGTCTTCCCGCCAGGGAAGTCAGCTTCACACGTCCAACGAAACTTTCTGGACATGGTTACTCCACATTTAGAGATTAGATGTGGATGGGGTAGGTTATAGATCGATTCGCATTGCCGCCGACCACTCGTGGAACCCACATTGTTGATAGAAAGGGATGAGTTCTGGTTTACAGTCTAGGATCAGCTTGTAGCAACCGAGTCGTTTGCCTTCCGTGACCAAATGCTCTGTGAGAGCTTTGCCGATTCCCTGGCCCTGGTATTCTTTCTGAACGGCCACGTCTTCTATGTGGCCCACCCTGCCGCCACGATGTAGAAACTTTGTTTCTACAAACAGACAAGCAGTGCCAACCACCTTGTCGTCAATTACAGCAACGTAGATGCGTGACTTAGACGCAACCTGCCAATAAATGCCAACTGCTTCTTCGGGGGTGAGTTGTGGATCAGAAAGGGATTTCAGACTATCTAGTAGACCATTCCTGAAATCTGATAGGATAGCTTCACGAATTTCCATGATCTACTGTAGTAGACTTCTTCTTGAAAAACGGGTCTTCCTCGCCCCAGAACGGTAGTTTCATTCTGCGAACCAAGCCTGGAATCACTGGACGTGAAAAATGTGCCACGCAAGCCGTACTGGTAGCGTTCTCGTTTTCGGTCTTCTCTCTATCGAGTAGCCAATCTTTGAAGTTCAATTTCATAGTGGTGGTGCCCCTCCTGGCGGTGCAGCACCGCCTCCTGGCGGTAGAAATCCAGCGGACATCAAATCATCTATAGACGGGTTCTGTGGGTTCCCGCCCGATGCTTTGACCTTCTCTGGGTCTACTTTAACAACAAACACAGACGTATCCAATTCGGTTCCCTGGGGCATACTCATGTAGCCCTTATCGGTCTTCTTGTGAATCTTTTGGCCCTCGAAGCCCTTGATGTGTAGCGGCTTAACTTTGGCTGCTATCACATTGCCGCCTCTGTTCGGGTCACGTTCTAGACTGATGATCTTGTACGGAGCAAAGTCTGAGGCAAACCCTCCCATGTCTGTGTTGAGGCCAATATCCGGCACTGCCTTCTTTGCAGCATCCCACTTGTCTTTGGGTATGTGCAATTCTTCCGGCCCGGCTACGCTGTAACCGGCAGCGAACTTCTCCGCTTCTGCTAGGAACTCTTTGAAAGAGAAAGGCTTCATGTACTTATATAGGCGTGCCGTTTCAGATAGATAATTGCCCTCTCTAGGATTTCTGAGTCATCCCTAAAAAACCCAAGCCCACTATTACACTGAGGGCATAACAACTCTCTGACTTGGTTGGTGGCATGGTCGTGGTCAACAAATAGTTTATCTGCACACCGACCGCAAATCGCACAAACGCCGCCCTGTCGTTGTTTCATTTTCTCATAGGCTTCGTCAGTTATACCTTGCCTGTAGTTCTCGCCCAGAATCTTTTCTAGATGTAATCGACAATATGCGGCAGAGGTTGTCTTGTGACAACCCGGATATGTGCATTTACCAGCCGCCTTTTTCCGTTGGCGATATTTCTTTTGATTTTCGCTCAGAACTAATCTATGTCGCTCGCAATAGCGTTTTCCCGGCAAGGCCGGGAGGCTACAGCTACGGCACAAGCCTAGTTCTCTTTTTCTAGTTTGGCGTTCGGTATAGTTTTGGTCCATACCCTATTATATATCTTTGGAGACAACTATGCAATCACCTGGATTTTCAGACTTCAGATCACTTATGGACCTGTGGGATGAGCAGCTAGAAAAAGCGGAACGAGACAAGATACGTTCCATGCTAGAAGTCAACGGCTTCGTGTTCTTCTTCAAGAAGGGCAATGAATTCTACGCCGCTGGCGAGGATAGCCGCCTCACGTTTGCCAGGATGAAGAACCCAGATGAAGAAACCGACGAGGAGTGGGGCAAGGACGCAGCTTTCAAAGGCGTCAGTCTGAACGCCGCTCTTGACGGCGAAAAGAAGCTCTCCCTTTTCTACATGAAGGACATTCCAAACGTCAAAGTCATCGACAAGGAAGACGCCTACAAAGAACTAACCAACCTAGCAGAAAAAAAACCAAGGAAGGCCAACCTCCAGATGGTCCTCGCCGACAAGGATGATGACTATGAGGATATCGCCGTTCCACCTAACCAACAAAAAATCGGAGACGACGTATGACAGAGAAGAAGATGGAGTTCGAGGACGAAGATCAAAAGGGAAAACGCAGGTATCAATGCTTCGTCTGCGGCGTCCAACACACCGACTTCGAGGAGTACAAGAAACACATCGTAGAGAATCACGATGAAGGACGAGAGTATGTTATCTGCCCGCTAGATCACTGCAAAGCTCCGGTGCGTGATCTCCGACTCCACTACAAGGTCAAGCACTCCTACGCCAAGCTGCCAACCGTTGACGGCCCGACTAGGGCACTCATCTGGAAGGATGTCGGGCAGAAGGGCAAGATGAAGACCCGCAAGCCCAAGTTCCAAGAGGGGTGGTACGAGTCTCACAAGGCCAGGAAGAGATTGCACTATCGAAGCGGCTGGGAACGTAAAGTATACGAACTGTTGGATGAGTGGAACGACGTTATCACCTATGACGTAGAAGTGATGAAGTTCACCTACTTCTTCGAGGGCGAAAACCACACCTACATCCCAGACATCTTCGTGCAGTTTATCGACGGTCGTAAAGAGGTTTGGGAGATCAAACCGTCTAACCAAACTGCCATGAAGAAGAACCAAGCCAAGTGGCGGGCCTGCGGAACAGAATGTCAGGCTAGAGGCTGGGCCTTGAATGTCATCACAGAAACGGGAATGGATAAGCTCAAGCAGAAGGTGAAAACCCAGACCATCGTGGCCGAGAGTGCTTTCGACCCCAACACGATGCCAGATGACTAGTCACCCTTGATTACCCGATAACTGTCCTCATCGAAATGCGTGGTGCTAAACTCGAACATGTAGCAATCGGTGAGGCCGGTCATCTGGTGCCGCATTCCGGGCGGTACATAGAATCTATCGCCGGGCTTCAAATGTTCCCAGCTACACAATTCGGGTATCAACTTGCCATTCTCGTCCAAGCAATCCTCGTCGGCATACATCACCAGCAATTCGCCGGATTGAATATAGAAGGTCTCGTCTTTGAGCTTGTGATAGTGCCAACTGCACTTCTTGCCTTTCTTAAAGAACAAGACCTTGCCGCAGTATTCCGCCTTGTTGACGATCCAATCTTCCCAGCCCCATCCCTTTGGGACGAAAACTCTAGGTGAGATACCATTTCTTTCTGACATAGGGAACCACCAGTGCATCTATCTTTTTGTAGAGGTCTTCCTTGGTTCCATTGTTGACGAGAAAGAGATCGACGTACTGACATCCTTCTGGGGTCTTTGCCCTTGGGTCTGTCACCTTGCTCCAGTAGCGTGGACGGAGCGGTGGGCCAGAACTCCAATCACCGGTCAACTCGTCCGAATCATTCGCTTTGAGCAGATCATTGATCGGACCTTCACAGCCATATGTCTCGTAACAATCCTTGAACCAATCGACAACCGGCTTGATCTGAGCCTCCGACCCGTTTGGATCGTCGTTCTCAAAGCCCGGTCGCCACACTAGAATAGTAGTACCATCCAGGCTTTTGATCTTCTTGAGTTCGTTGATGTAGCGAGCGTCGGATAGGATGAGATTGTCGGTGCGGTTGCGGAAGGCGAGTTCGATCCAGATGTTGCCTTGTATCTTGCGGAAACCATCTCCTATGAACTGGAGTCCCTGCCGGACGTTCATATCGAACCCTGGCGGGCACTCTGGATTGACCTTCCACTCCTCAATGAATGATAGAGGGACATTGAAGGTCTCGGAGTAGACACGTTTCACGCTAGAGGCGAAGGCTGTTCTGGTATAATCATCGCCAAAGACGGACGGGAGTTTCTCTTTCAGATAGTCGGCAGCGGTATCTTTGCCGTTCTGCATTTGAGCAGCTAGACCAATTACTTTCATGGTTTGCCTCCTAGAAGGCTAGATACTACTACATTATTAGCAAAAAGGCAAGAGAGGTCGAAATGAAGAAACGGAAGAAGCTATCAAGAGAAAAATTCAAGAAGGCCCTGAATGTAGTCGGTAGCGGCGTAGAAAAAATTTGCAACAACTGCCGTCTATTTAACCGGGAGGAAGGCGAGTGTAGAGTAGTGGTACTCTACCAAGGGGAGCGGTATAATCTACCTGTGTCTCCTGCCGATGCCTGTTTCTTTGATACCGAATTCGTTGCCATCAAGGAAGAGCTAGTCAACAACGAGATTGTACAGAAACCAGAAACTTTCAATCCCGCCGACGAGATCAAGAGTGCTAGATTTTGGGTAGAAGACCCTCTAACTGGCAAACCTACGACCAAGAAAAAGGGCGTGGTCAAGATCGAGTACGACAAAGACTTCTTTGGGAAGAACGATGAAAAATGTAATGGTAGCTAACCTGATTCCAGGTTCTCGAACAGGCAAAGAAGAGTTGCTTAGAATGACACAGGCCCAGATCGAAAACAGTATCGATCTAGGTTGGCCCGTCAAAGACATTTGCCTGATTACAAACTTCGACTTCGACTACCTCAGTGTATACGCTCTGAAGGCCGACCTAAATACCCACTGTTCAACCGGCAGCAAGATGTTTGGAATCCAGTGGTTGATGGATAAGGTTCAAGACGACGTATATTGGGTACACGATTTAGACTGTTGGCAAGGGGTCTGGTTTGACCCACCTGAGTTCAAGGACGCCGGGATCGCCGAGTATAGCCAACCCAAGTTTAACGGCGGGAGTGTATTCTGGAGGCCCACAGCCAGAGACATTATCGATCACGTCATAGGGATATTGGTCGATCAACACGCCGCCAAAGAAGAACCAACTCTGAACAAAGTCCTCAAAAGCGAGACCTATCGGGATCGAGTCACGGTATTAAACAGTACCTTCAACCTGGGCTGCTCTGGCTTTGTGAAGCGGTATGTGCGGGCCGAAAAACCCATTTGCGTGTCTCACTTCCACCCAACCAACCGAATTGCCTGGGAGACTCACTGCTTGTATAGAAACGGCGGCAATATGAAATCTATTTCGCCTCGGCTTGAAACACTGATACGGAGGTTCTGGCCCAACATTGCTACCAAGCTGGCACCTAACGACCCAAAGAACAAGATCAGGACCGAACGCCGTAAGGCAATGCTGATCTAGATGTCGATCTCTTCTTTGAAGTTTTTGATGAGATGAGCCTTACCCCAATGCTTCCCTTCATTGGCTTTCAGGATACCTTGCTCCAACTTACGATAGCCTAGTTCCTGGTTCATCTTCTCGGTCTCTTTCCAGTTCTTGATCGGCATGTTCTCGCCTTTTTGCGGGCTTGAAGTCTTGATCCTGTCGATATACCAGCCGCCGAACCAATACATCTCAAATCCTGACGCCCAGCCTCGACGCAACAAGTCGATATCATCGTAACCGTATCCTATCATTTCCTCATCATAACCGCCAAGTACCTCCACGAACTCCTTCTTAAAGAAGCCCAGCCTGCCCCGAAGCAATCTCTTTCCCTTGGCGAAGATTCCCTTCTCGCCCTTACACTGGTTTGCCAGAATGTTCAGATATTCGGCGAAGGTGTGCGGCGGTCGTTCTGGTGCGTCTCGCCAAACGAGATAGTTGTCGGCGTCTACATTGACGACTATATCTCCAGTGGCAACCTTGAATGCTATGTTACGAGATATGCCCATGCTGTAATGTTCGGGTTCAGATGTTCTATAGAAGTTCACCAATCCACGCTCAATGTAATGTGATAAATTGAGTCTAACCCAATTACTCACATCATCCTTCTTACTCCCG